TACGTTACTATCATTAAATATGACTTGTGTATTGGATCCGCCTATAGGACCAGCAACACCTTGTGCGCCAGTAGCACCTTGAGCACCGGTTGCACCAGTAGCACCTTGAGCACCAGTTGCACCAGTTGCGCCTTGAGCACCTTGAGGACCGACTGCTGTTACCCAATATGGAGAACCAGTCGCTCCATTCGATGCTAATACCTGACCGGCAGTTCCTACTCCACCATTCGCAGATAAAGCTCCGCCGAGTGTAAGAGAACTTAAAGTGCCTACAGAGGTAAGAGACGATGCAAGAATTCCAGTACCTAAAGCCGTAGAGTTAGCAATAGTAGTACCATTGATCCTATAGGTTTTACCAGTTGCAATATCTAAATGTTCGGAAGATGTCCAACTATCAGTTGCATCAACCCAGTTAAATGTCTTATCGGTACCACCTTTCAGAGTAATACCACCGCCATCGGCAGTGACATCACTTGGAGTAGTCACATCACCAAGTATAATATTTTTATCTTCTACAAGAAGATTTGTAGAATTTATATTCGTTGTGGTACCATTGATAGTGAGGTTACCAGAAACTGTGATATCGCCAGTGATCGTTGTGTTACCAGCAGCAAGAGTTGTAATGCCACTGACTGCTTGCGCGGCACTCGTCGACTGAATCGTCGTTGTTCCAACAAACAATGAAGGCAATCGAGCAAATGCCACTGTACCAGAAGTCAGATTGCTAGCATTCGCAGCAATTGTAATGGCATTCGTATAAGCTGCACCGGCATTGGCTACCATTGCTGTGTTGGCAGTTCCAATCTTTGTATCGGTATAAGTGACTGCATTGGAATATGCGTTATTGGCCCCGTCACTCAGTGAGGTAGCGTTAATCGCAGTCGCACCAATAACGAGTTGACCGCTCGTAATTACGACGTTGCCTGCCGATATTGTTACGCCATTCGCTACGGTTAACCCGTTTTTAACGCGAAAGTTATTTGGTGTCATCTGGTTCCCTATCCCACAGATTATTTACTTATATTTATAATAATTATGACGCCAGTATAATTCAATTTTGATTAAACCCACTTCGTTCCGTGCTTTGAGCTATATTTCGTTTCAGGATCATATGACGCGAAATCTTCATAACGAGGATCTCCTGGTTCTGCCCTCTTACCGATGCTATATTCGCCGATATGATTTACGATGTTATGGCCTTCTTCGGTCTTGAGCTTACAAGTTTGCATGCCAAGTTGCTGCAATGATTTCGCTACAACATACTCGCTTAAGTTTTTCTCACCTACTGATTCGGCATGTGGAAGATCTACTATCGCGCGAGGAAAAATACTCGCCAAACTCCAAAAATATGCCTCAGAAAGTTCGCCGCGATATTTTCCGAATGTAATGTCTGTTTCATAAGCCTGTGTTTCCTCTTCAAAATCATACCATTTTTGCCTTGTTAAACATACCTGAGAAACTTTTTGATAGTCGTGAAGAATCTGAGTCATGTCGAGCATTCGAATCGGACAGTTGAACGTCACATCATCTTCAGATAGATAAACGTAATCATAATCTCGTTCTCTCAACAATTCGAAGGTTCGATTCCATACGTATGGTAAACCCATATTCTGCTGATGTAGGAAGATCTCAGTAAAGCCAAAATTCTTGGCTAGCTCGAACATCGTACCATCATGGCGACCTTTTGGCATATCATCAATAAAGATGCCTTCGACTTCACATCCTTCAAAGTTTAGCATATCACGCTGTGATTTTAGAGTAGGAATCAAATATTCGAGTCGATTCGTCGACCATATTACCTTACATATCTTCATGAGAATCTCTCCGTATCAAAGAAGAATGTCTGGAACAATCTCCCGTCATATAAGTTTTTGCCGAAGTAGTCGAGGCTAGCATGGAAGAGATCTCCACGATAAAGAATAAGTCGATTATACTTGTTGCCTATCGAATCTACTTTATCCCATTTGGTGTAGTCGTATCCTTCGTAAAGGTTTTCATGCGATCGCCATTCTCCTGATTCCTTGTGCCGATACATAGCAGTACCACTCGATAGCGGTGCATCAGGAGTCAAGTAACATACTCCTGCCCACATGCTCGTATGATCACAATGAATCCAGGTACGATCTTGGGCTGTGGCATACTGAAAAGCTCCGGTATAACCAGAGTCTTCGTACCAGTTGGTAATGTTACCAGCAAAATTCATCCAGTACTGAATGCATGCTTTAACATCGTCTGTCAGAAAAGATTGAGTTCGTTTGCCAGGATAGTTGCCAGTTACATCAAACTCTTGGGTCAAAGCATAGGCTCTAACAGCATCGGGATTTGTATAGAAATTATCAATAATCATCAAGTCTAAATTCATAATATTTCAAGTCCTCATGTTGTACTTGTTGTATTTATACGGCTTATAAATAGCCAGACACATAAATATAATAAAGAGGTATTCGATGGCCATTCCTACCACCAAAGCAACATTTAAAGAGTATTGCCTTCGGAAGCTCGGCAAACCAGTCATTGAGATTAACGTCGACGATGATCAAGTCGATGATCGCGTCGACGAAGCGCTTCGTTACTGGTATGACTATCACTTTGATGGTTCAGAAAGAGTATACTATAAACATGCTATCACGGAAACTGATGTGGCTAATAAGTATATCACTCTTCCAGAGAATATCATCGGTGCTGTCAGCATCTTCTCGATGGGTGATCCTTCGATTCGCTCTGACGACCTCTTTAATATTCGATATCAGATCGCTCTCAACGACCTCTACACTCTGACTAACGTGTCGCTTGTTCCATACTACATGGTGATGGAACACCTTGCTTTGATGAATGAGCTCCTTGTCGGTAAACAACCTATTCGTTATTCTCGTCATAAAGATCGACTGCACGTTGATATGGATTGGAACACAGTTGCTGTCGGCGAATTCTTACTCGTCGAAGCTTATGAAGTGATTGATCCAGAAACATGGACAGATGCTTATAACGATCGTTGGCTTCAAAACTATGCTACGACTCTGATCAAAGAACAATGGGGATCAAACCTTACAAAGTTTACTGGAATGTCTTTACCTGGTGGAGTGCAGTTTAACGGAGAGAAAATCTACGATGATGCCGTAGCCGAAAGAAAAAAACTCGAAGACGAGATGATTTCTTCTTATTCTCTGCCGGTTCTCGATATGATTGGATAATACATGTCGACCAATTTCTATTTCAACAACTTTACAAATAGCCAAGAGCAGGTCTTAATTGAAGATCTGGTTCTCGAGTCTATTCAAATTTATGGGCATGATGTATTCTACTGTCCTCGTACACTCGTAGAAAAAGACGAAGTCTACGAAGAAGATGCATTATCACAGTACAACAGTTCTTACTTAATTGACATGTATATTCGTAGTTATGAGAGTTATGAAGGTGACGGACAATTCTTGTCGAAGTTTGGTCTTGAAATCAGAGATCAGGTTACATTTACCGTGTCCGTTCGTAACTTTATGAATGAGATTGGCTCAGTAGAAATGATCGATCGTCCTCAAGAAGGTGATCTCATTTATCTTGCTATGGCAGATCGTTTGATGTATGTCAAATACGTCAATAAAACTCCTGTCTTCTATCAGATGGGTGCTATTCAGATGTATGATCTCGTTTGCGAGATGTTTGAATATGGCAGTGAGCAGTTAAATACTGGCATCGAAGCCATTGATAGTATCGAGAAATTGAGTAGCCTCAGCCTCGACGAGTTTGGAATCTTGACGAATGACGGTTTACTTCTGGTTACTCAAGAAGGAAATCCAATCATACAAGGCAGCTATGATTTTGGCACACAAGCCGGAGATGCATTCGAAGATAATATAGAGTTTGAAACAGACGGGGACAGTATCCTTGACTGGACGCAAATCGATCCGTTTAGTGAGGGACAAGTATAATGTTTGGAAGAACATGGAATCATGATAGTTTAAGAAAATACATCATCGTATTCGGAACTGTCTTTAACGATATCTATATTAATCGCTTGAGCAATGCCGGAGAAGTGCTTCAGACTCTGAAAGTTCCTTTGACATACGGCCCAAAAGACAAAGTACTTTCAAGACTCGAGCAAAGTCCAAGACTCGATAATCAAGTTGGTATTATTCTTCCTCGTATTTCTTTCGAAATGACGACCATGGAGTATGATCCTACTCGTAAGTTGAATACTCTGAATAAGCTGACGAAACAATCTACCACTGCCGGCACAGATGACGAAGTCAAATATCAGTATCAACCTGTTCCATATGACATGCAATTCGAGATGAATATCTTGGTCAAGAACGCCGAAGATGGCACTCGTATCGTAGAGCAAATAGTTCCGTACTTTACTCCTGATTTTACAGTGAGTGTCAATCTTGTTCCTGAAGTCGATGGCCCGCGAGACATTCCTATTATTCTAAATAGTATCACTTCTCAAGATGAATATGAAGGCAGCTTTGAACAAAGAAGAGCATTGATATGGACTCTTAGCTTTACGATGAAAGGTTACTTGTATGGACCAACGAAGAAATCAAAATTAATCAAACTCGCAGAAACAACGTTCAGACTTCCAGAAGATGTCGAGGCAGGAAACACTGATAATACCGCCAATACGATAGTCGTGGCTTCGAGACCTGGACTTACTGCGAACGGC